ATCCCTCTTGCACTTACTAAATGACGATATCGTCGGGAATAACACCTTTCTAACAAAAAAACAATAACCCCTGAGGCTTTTAAACCTCAGGGGTTATTGCTACTTTGATCGCAAATACATTCCTCATAATATGCAGGGTTCGTATTTGCGTGTTATGGTACACCGGAAGCAATCCCCGGAGTTATTAGCAAACCGGTATCATCTTCTTCAAAAGTACCGGATGGGTCGGAGTCCAACATAGTCCAAATGTGGATTACATCGGCGGCAATTTCTACCCGGTAGACAATAGACAGCACGGCTTTGGGATCTGCATTTTTATTTGTTACGACATAATCGATGATCTCCTGCAATTTTTCTTCCGGTAGAGCAGAAGCATCCACAGATGCCTTTAGATTTCGCATTTGCGATTCTATCAATGCAAGCTGATTTTCCATATCTGTGATCTTAGCAACCAATGTAGGGCTGGACAGACCGTTCAGAACAGCATCTGTTGCATTGTTTAGTTTTGACTGGATGCTGTTGCGCTCCGAAATTAGATTTTTTAAAGTGGTGACAGCACCGCTTTGTACGGTTTCTTTTTGCTCCCGGAGGATAGTCAACAGATTTTTGGCATTAACCGGATCGGCAAGCATTTTGCAGACGGCATCAATAACAATGTTCTCCAATTCGTCAACCGCAATAGGCTTTGCATCACATTGATGGGTACGTTTTTTTCCTGAGCACTTATAATAAAAGTATTTACCATGAGAAATGGCAACACTCATAGCGGATTTGCAATCGGCACAATACACTTTCCCTTTGAGTGGATAATCCCGCTTTTCTGGCGGCCTGCCGCCCTGCTGCCGTTTGTTCTGCTGCATTTTCTTTTGCACCACTTCAAACAGCTCCTTGTCAATAATTTGCGGTATAGCGTTTTCTATGCGGATCACATCAGTACCGTCCTTTTTATGGCTATTTCGTGTGCCGTCTTCCCGGTAAGGTGATGCGCCATAGATCAGTGTTCCGATATACTTCTCATTGTGTAGAAGGTCGTGCAAACTGTTTGCGCCAAAAGCGTTGCCCCGTTTCGTCTTCAGCCCATCGGCATTAAGGCCATCCACAATCTGCTTATAAGAGTTGCCGGCTGCATACTCCTTGAATATCCGCCTGACAATGGCAGCTTCTGCTTCATTGATTACCAACCGTCCATTCTCGACGACATATCCTAAGGCAGGCTTACCGCCGGTATGCTGACCGTTTCTTGCCATAAAGCGCATTTTCTCAATGGTTTTCTGGCGGCTCTGCAATGCCCAGATCTGATTGAACAGTGCCATGCTACCCTCAGTGAGGAAGTTTGTAGGATCCCGGAGATCTTTGCCGATCATCGGCTGTGTGACACAGACTACAGACACGCCCATAGAAGTCAGTGCATCCCGGAAAGCAAACCAAGCGGTCATTTTTCGGAACATTCTGGACTGATCATAAATGACCACGGTATCCGCAATGCCAAAGCGCAGCTGCTCCATCATTCTTTCGTACTGTGGGCGGCTGTCCTTCATGCCGGATGTGGCTTCATCGGCAAACACACCCAAAATCGGTATATTATGTTCGTGGCACCATTGGGTGCATTTATCCACCTGCACCTCAATGCTGTCGGGGTTTTGGTTATCTGTGGAGTACCGGGCATTGATAAATGCACCGTGAATTCTATTTGACATTTCTCTTGCCTTTCCGGGGCAGCCGTGATAATATAAATGGGTAGACTGCCCCTATCGTCGTGGGTGGGTGCGTTCTATATTGACCGCTTCGGTGCTGCAACACCGGGGCGGTTTTTTTATTTGTCCTCATACCCCAGTAGATACCCCACAGATACACCAAAGTACTTGGCAATCTTATATGCGGTTTCTGCATTGAGGGTTTTCTTGCGGCCTGCCTTCAGATCAGACAGAATGCCGCGGCTGATGCCAATGTCGGCACACAGTTTTGAGCTGGTGATGGCGTGTTGGGCGCAGAGATTATGGATTTGGGTATAAATAGTGTTCATAGTTTTTTACCTATCTTTGCGTAGGGCCGTTGAGGGTTGCTTTTTTATAGACTAATTACTTTTCCCAATGATGTCCGCACGATTTACAAAGATAAACAGTTTTGTATTTTATGTTATTTTTTGTAGTGGACACGCTGGTTGATTTACCAACATACTTTTTCTTCTTAAAAAGTTGTGCAATTAGGCGAGCTGGGAATATACATATCCAAAGCATCAAATCAACCATCCACCACCACCATCCGATACACAGCCACCACAGACAACCGTGACCCTTCTGCTTATATTTAGATTTTGTTTTTACGACAGTATGCCCACCAATATTTTCTTGATGCACTTGCATATCCACATTATTGCCTCCGCAATGAGGACAACGAGGACCCAATGTAGACTTTGCCTCTGAGGTAACAGGCACGCCACAATAGACGCAGATAACCGCCCTATCATCAATCTCATTTCTGCAATTCTTACAATGCATTATGTATTCCCTCTTTCTTCTTTCATTCTATCCGGATATACCGGAGAATTAAAAATATAATTCAGTTGCTAGATTTCCGTGTACATAATAGCAAACGGCTTTTCTCATAAACTGTTCGGTAACTCCGAACAGTTCAGCAAGCTCCCATATTTCCGTACATCCGCTGGCAATAGCAGCGTCCAGATCCTCTACCGGGATCAAATGCTTTACTGCCCACTTATCGGCTTTGTTTTCGTGGCGTTGCCGGCAGTCATAATTTGAAAACTGATTGTAAAAAGCACCAGTAGCACAATGTCCTATTTCGTGGGCAAGCTTGGTGCGCTCTTCAGTTTCGTTTAGAATCTTGTCAGGATCAATGGCGATGAAACAATCTCCATCTTCATCCATAACTGACAATGCTTCCCTTTTATTAAGTGCAAAGCGATCTACTATGATATTCTTCTGTTTTGCAATATGGTAGATCTCTTGCAGCGTTTTCATTGTTAACCCTTTTTCCTTTCCCGCACAAAAGCGGCATATCGCCGAACATCTGCAAGATCATCATCATTAATATCTTCACAGTCGCCCCACAAGGCAAATTTTAATTCGGCATCACTCATTTTGCGCTCACCATCTGCGGTGGGCGCTTTTTGTTCTTCCTCACTCAGCAGCCTTGATACCGGCACACCAAAATAAGCAGAAAGTTTCTTCAATATCTCAGGAGAAGGTACTTCTACACTGTTAACCTTCCACTTTGTCACGAGAGACTTGCTAATTCCGGCATCTACAGCCGCTTTGGACGGAGATACCCCTTTCAGAGTGCAAAGAAGTACGAACTTGTCATAAAACACAATATCACCTCAATAATTTTGTGCATAACGACAAAGTTCACGAATTTCAACTTTTGCTGTTGACAAGTTCATTATTGTGAACTATAATCATGGTACAAGTTGAATTTAGTGAACATCTGCGCGTCATATTGGTTGGCACTTTTATGATAGCATAGATGTTCACAAATTTCAACAATTATTTTGAAAGGAGTTGAAATTTGTATGCTTGCACAATGGATTGGCGACCTTGTTGGGCAGATGCACAACAATAAAATCTCCAAAACTCAGTTGGCGGATCATATGGGAGTCAGCCGCGAGTATGTCAGTATGGTCTTAAATGGGCACCGTGAGCCTGCCGGAGCAGAAGACAGATTCCGCGATGCTGTGGCTGAAATCATTGCTGATAAGAATACATCTATTGTATAGCAGATGATTTGTCCAATATTTAGGACAGAAAGTAAGGTGAGAATTTGGAAGGGTGCCTTTTAGCATTGGCTTATGTTTCTATTGGGTTTATAGCAAAAGCAGCCCTCGAAGCCGGATACTTCAAGGACTGCAAAGGTGCAAAAAAGACATTATTTCTTTGGCTTGTTTCTATTGGCAGCATTGGCCTTGCTCTTGGATTCACGCTTCTGATCAATTACCTGGGATAAGTGAATATCTGCACTTTCTACATTATCAGACTTTATATCTAAGAATAAGTCGTCAAGTAGCCGTCCAAGTGCTCCCGATTCTTTGGAACGCACGGATGCAACTTGCTCTATTGCGTCGCGTCGATTGGTTGAGGAGTTGTGATTTATGAATTTTGCAACGGCTCCTGACATACCGGCAAATTCATCATCAGAAGAAATCACATCCTCTCGTTCCCAGGATAGACGCATTTTCTCAATCTCTTTGTTTGCGGTTGAACGGGAGATACCGTTTTTTGCAAGGTGAGCAGGTCATTATCGATGTGATCTTCACTGAAGCAGAAGAACAGATATGGCGTGTGCTTTTGGAGAAGTGGGAGAACCACAACAAGCTCCAAGAGAAAATGCGGGAGATCGTATTGCAGTACGGTCTGCTGGGTGAGCGCCAGGCGGAACGGATGGCCAGATCGATAGGAGTGAACAGAGTGGAAATGCGAGGTCGAAACTGGACCTATGTGAACAATGATTGCGTGGAAGAGGTCCGCAGGATGGCAGACAACTCCGTTGGTCTGATCCACACCTCCATCCCTTTCAGCAACCATTATGAGTACACCCCAAGCTATAACGACTTTGGACATAACGAGAACACCGAGCGATTCTTTGAACAGATGGACTACCTCACACCGGAACTGCTGCGGATTCTACAGCCCGGCCGGGTAGCTGCCATTCATGTGAAAGATCGGGTGTTGTTCGGTAATGTCACCGGCTACGGTATGCCCTCTATGGAGCCGTTCCATGCCCAGTGCATTCAGCACTACATGAAACACGGATTTATCTATTTCGGCATGATCACCGTGGTGACGGATGTAGTCCGGGAGAATAACCAGACTTACCGCCTTGGATGGACAGAGCAGTGCAAGGACGGCACCAAGATGGGCGTTGGCTGCCCGGAGTATGTGCTGTTGTTCCGGAAGCTGCCCACCGACTGCTCCCATGCTTATGCAGATGTTCGGGTAGAGAAAACCAAGGAAGAATATCCCTTGAGCCAGTGGCAGCTGGATGCCCACGCATTCTGGAGATCTTCCGGAAATCGCAATCTGGATCCTGATGAACTGGCACGGCTGAAAATGAGCGACCGTATGCGCCGCTTCCGGGAACACAGCAAATCCCATGTGTATGACTATGACCGTCATGTAGAGCTGTCGAAGGAGCTGGAAGACCGGGACGCAATCAGCAAAGAATTTATGACGGTACCGCCTGCCTCCGTCCATCCAGATGTGTGGGATGATGTAAACCGCATGAAGACCCTGAACACAACCCAGAGTCAGCGCCGGAAGCAGCTGCACGTCTGCCCCCTTCAGCTGGATATCGTGGAGCGGATTATCATCCGATATACCAATAAGGGCGATGTGGCTTTTGATCCCTTTGGCGGTCTTGCCACGGTTCCGATGATGGCCGTCCGCTTGGGCCGGTATGGTTACGGTTGCGAACTGAACCCCGGATACTTTGCTGATGGCGTTGCTTATCTGCAAGCGGAGGAATCCGAGATGGAACAGCCTAGTTTATTCGACTTGCTGGAACAGGAGGCTATATGACACAGAAAGATATGGAGCGGCTTAAAGAGCTGCGGTTGAAGCCTACTCTGACAGAAAAAGAGGAAGCTCAATGGAAATTCCTTGAGCGGAAAGCCGAGAATGACGAACGAATTGAGCAGTTTCGGAAGAATCAGCGGGAGCCATATTCTTCCAAGCGTTCCAGAGCAGCTAACCTTGCTTGGGAATTCTACAAAAATGTAGAAATCGATGGTCAGTGTTATGTAGCTGTTGGAGGTCTGGACAGCATTGTGCTGTATCTGTTTTTGAGGTCCATCGGCATTGATGTGCCTGCCGTTTCTGTGTCAGGTCTGGAAGACAAGAGCATCCAGAAGGTACATAAGGCTCTGGGTGTGCTTGCTTTGAAGTCAGCGACAGATGCTGAGGGAAAACCATATAGCAAGGTAAAAGTGATACGCCAATTTGGTTGGCCTGTGATCTCCAAAGAGGTTGCCGGCAAAATCAGCCAGCTGCAGCACCCTACACCGGATAATGCTACAGTACGCCATGCTATCATCACCGGTGAGACCGGCGCACAGGGTGGCTACCGGACAGGTAGTAAAATGCAGTTGCGCAGTTGGATATTGAAGCTTTTTGGCGGTGCAGATCCTGAAGGAAAGGAATTGGGATACGCTGAAGCAGATATTCTGGTTTCTGACAAATGCTGTTATTACCTCAAAGAAAAGCCCTGCGATGATTACCACAAAGAAACAGGACGCTGGCCCTACATGGGCCTGATGGCTTCCGAAGGTGGCCGCAGAGAGAAGGCATTAGCTGTAAATGGCTGTAATTATATCAGTCCGACCACAAGACGAAGTTGTCCCTTTGCTACCTTTCTTCGGCAGGACATTCTTACTATGGCTCTTGAGATGGATGCATGGTATCACATATAAGCATCAGCGTTGCAAAGACGCAGAAAGGAATTACATAAATGAAAAACCGAAAGGTAACGAAGAAAAGGTCTGAACGTCCTGAGCGAGAAAAGCCCCGATTCTGCGATCCCTTTGTCTGCCGTAACTGTCAACATATTGGTAACGGCACCTTTGTTTGCAACCGGGATGCATTGAACCCCCTTGGCGTGGTAGTGGTGTCCGGTTGGAAGGCTACCGAGAAATATCTGCACTGTAAGCGAAATAATAACCGCCGGCGGGAAAGGAGATGATCTGCGGATATGAGATGGAAAACCGTAGCCATTGACGAATTGAGGCGCCTTGAATCTGTGAGAAACTCACTAGAAATCTTGCCGGAGCTGATCGAGCGTCAAGAAATCGCAATTAAACGAATCCGTACCAACGACCCCGGGAAGGTCGTAGGAACCGGCGGAGGTAACCGCGATGAATTGATTTCCGCTATCGTCTATCGTGATGAGCTGAAGCTTCGGCTGAAGGAGAACCGGAAAACGGTAGATGCGATTGAAAAATCACTTTCCACACTGGCGAATGACGAATTCTTGATTCTGGAAATGCTCTTTATCCACCCCCGGAAGAACGGCGTCGATATGATCTGTGAAGAATTGTGCATCGAGCGTTCCGCGGTCTATGAACGGAGAAATAAGGCACTGGAAAAGTTCACCACCACCCTGTACGGGTGTTCCTGACCGGCCGGAAAATAACCGGATGATTTTTCCGGTTTCCTGTGGTAGCATATTATAAAGAAAATTTCGCAAGAGGCTGGTGTCTGCCGGTCTCTTGCTTTTTTTCTGTCGTGCCGCATGTGGTGGCACCAATAACTTTGCTTCCTTTCTTTTTTCCATATGTGGACCTCCTTTCAAAGATGAGCCATGACGGATGCGCTGCAACGCTGCTCTCGGAATCCGTGCCGGTGAAAATCCGGCATTTTACATTTGGAACGGTAAGCATAACAGGCACTGCGGCGGATTGCTAATCCGTTCACCGATGGATTTCGGTGTGCAGGTTCAAGTCCTGCCCGTTCCGCCAACGAAAGCCCTTGCGTAGTAGGGACTTAATAAAGCGGTTTCCGGCACCGTAAGCCGGAGCATTCTATCAGAGAGGAGTTGCAGAAGCCGATGACAGAATTGAAGAAAAAGCAGGAACTGTTTTGCCAGGAGTATGTTGTGGATTATAACGGCACACAAGCTGCCGTCCGCGCTGGCTACAAAGCAGAAAGCGCAAAGGTAACTGCTTCCAAATTGCTAACAAATGCTAACATTCTCGCGCGCGTGCATGAGTTGCAGAAGGATCAG